AGTCCAGTTTCTATTACTAATGAACCAGCCGTTGTTCCTTCTTCGCCTACTGCCGATGTACCCGATACACCAGTAACTGCAAATGTTGCACCACCAGAAACAGATTCACTGCCTACAGATCCTGTGCCAGCTACATTTGTAACACTTACTATAGTTTGAGGAGAAGCATTTGCCGTACCTAATGCAGTAGTACCAGCAACGCCAGTAACGGAAAAAGCACTAGCTCCAGTTTCTGTTGTGCTTCCTAAAGCTGAAGTTCCAGCAACGCCAGTGACAGCAACAACAGATGTTCCAGTTTGTGTTGAGTTTGTTTGAGTGGCAATAAATTCATTTTTATACATTCGTAGATCACTACGAATTGTTCCAGTAAAAGCATCACCAGATTGAAATTGAGTGGAGCCATCGTCTGAATCACCTCCAGCAGGAGTTCCAACCGCAACACCAAAACCACCATCAGCGCCTCCTGCAAAGCTAGTTAAAGAACTGCCATCAGATGTTGTTCCCTCTGCAACAAGTGTTCCGTCTATATATATTTCAACTTTACCAGCACTTATATCTACTGCCCATACAAGTGTATGAGTATTGCCATCAAAAAATCCAGATAAAGAAGATATAGCAACTTGTGCTATCGCAAGATTACTGTTAGCAGTATTATTACCTGACGTTCCATCACCAGCTCTAAATCTTAAAAAGTAAGCACCACTTTGTTCTGATATGCCAAGCCACGATCCTTTTCCAGTGCCTCCACACTCCCAAATACAAGAGGCTTTGGTAAAAGAAGATGGCAGATCCATTTCTGCCGCAAGAACAATATCTTGTGCTCTTTGAGTGTTTGTGATGTCTTGAAGGTTTGAGCCATTATCTATTGTTTGTCCATCGTTGACAAAACCATCTACAGTCAAGCCAAATTCTTGACTGAATGATGTAGCCATAAGACTATCTCTGAAATCAACTGAAGCGACAGTTTGTGCAACTACAGTTTCACTGCCTAGTGCCGTAGTGCCAGCAACTCCAGTAACTTCAACGGCTAGAGGAGCGTTCCACGCTCCCTCACCCCATGTGCCTCTACCCCAACCAGTAATGTTCGCCATTGGTTAGCCTTTTGTTAGGCTATTCTAATAATAGCGTTCGATGCGTCTGCTGTTGGAAATTGTATTGTAAATGTGCCTGCTGTTGATGTTTTGTTAGATGTAAAATCTAAAACACATACTGCTTTGTCACTGTTAGTATCATTATAAATCAATGCGCCCATTGCAGTAATTGTCGCAGTTGTAAAGCTTAAATCACTAAAATCTGTAAAAGCAGTTGTGCCAGATGTTGATGGAGCAACTTTTGTTAAAGCTCCACCTCCAGCAGTATAACTACCACTGTTTGCAATTTCTCCAGTTGTTGTATATGCAGTTGTTGTCGCACCTAATGTTGCAGTTGTTGATGACTTTCCACCACCACCCTCTGCATAAAGTGCAAGTTTAAATGCGTTGCCATTAGTGGCAAAATTGTGTGTACCCAACATTAACTCTTGCTTGAAGGAAGTACACATTGCTTGTGCTATAGCCATATTAGAGTCTCCTTATATATTCAGCCGTTTCCTTTTGACCACTTGATCGCAGGACTTGAATAATATTAGCACGTTCTTCTTTTCTTGCCAATAGTATATAATGATAGAGTATTCCTTTTAGTTGTTCTTTAAATAATTTAGCTTGTTGTCTTATATGAGGAGGCGCTTGATCAGATACACTTGCAATTTTATCAACAGCAAGATCAGCTATTTGTTCATTAGTTAAACCTCCTTCATTTGAAGTTTTAATATTAACACTACCTACTTCTGAAAAACTTACATTAAACATTTTTTTTCTCCTCGTAACTAACTCCAGGTATGTCTTCTCTTCCTATTAAATTAGAATGAGAATCTAATGGGTTTGGTGGTTTTAATTTTGATTTTCTTTTAATTACTAAACTACCCTCAGATACACTTGATACTAAAGGATTATCTAATCTATGATAACCATAAAGTTTTTGATCATCTGGCACATTAGTATCTAACAACGAAGAATTATAAGCAATGTTAATTTTAATTCCTTTTGTTATCGCTATAGCTAACCAAAATTCACAACAACCCCTACCAGCCTCTGCAAATGCAACATTTTTGTGAGTAAAATCTATACCATACAAATGTAATTCTTTTACTTTTTGTGCTACTGCATAAGCTATTGAATAAGCCACAGTGTTGTTTAAATAAGCATAACCAGTTTTTTGCAGAACTTCTTGTAATGGATATTCTACAACATCAGGACATCTTTTATCTAATGTACAAGAAAAAATAGGTATTCCTAGTTTCTTTTTTAATCTTTCAGACATTACATCTGTTTGTTTACCTGCATTTGGAGTGTCAAGAAATCTTGATGGTGGGTCCATCATAAACATTTTATCGTGAAATATTACAGATGAAACTGAATTTATTGCCCATGTTTCATCAAATTTTTCGCTTCTTATTTTTGCCATCATGTATTCGGCACAACTATTGCCTAATGCAACAATAGCAATACTTTTATTTTTCATTTTGCTACCCTCTATTGATTTGGAACTCTTACTAATCCCTCCCTATAAGCATCTGTATTTTCTTTAGCTTCAGCATATATTTTTAATCTACTGATAGCCTCTGTAAAACGAGCTGTATAAAGTTGTAATAAATCGTTTTCGCCTTTCATAAACGTGTAAGCTTCTATAAGTGTTGCGTATAACAAAGCATCTGGTGCGTTTGTACTTATCCATGTTGAGCCAGAATCATCTGTTGTTAAAGAGGCTGGCCTATAATAATAATGTACTTCAACAGTAAAATTACTGCTAGGAGTGGGCGCAATAATAAAGTTATTTACATCAAAAGAAGCATAAAATCTTGGTATTCCAGTTGTGCTTGGATTAGGGTGAAATTCTTGTAAATAGTTTACATCTTTTTGTAATAAAAAAACATTCTCACTACTTGAGTTTACAAAAGATAAAGAAAAATTACCCAACCAATCTGATGGTTTTTGTAGAAATTTATTGCCACTTGTCATAGTACCTGTTGCATTTTTTCTAAAATACTCTAAATCAACAACCTTGAATATCCTTTCTTCTGCGTTTTTTATAAAAAAAGGAATCTCCGCAACAAAGGTTGTTTCATCGTTTTGAGTCCATTCTTTGATAGAATCTGTTAATGTTGTTAATGTAAAACTCATGTTATACTCACTGTTACTGTTCCAACTGAAGTTGTGGCACTAAAAGTTGTTAATAAAGCTCCTAAATTTCCAAGACCAGTATTTGTGTAAACAATAAATTTTTTACCATCATCTTCAATATCAGGTCTTGCATCTTTAATAGCTTCGGCATCAGGGGTTGATCTTACTGGTTCAAGTTGTGGATGTTTTTCTTCATATTCATCTTTACCTACAATTGATCCGTTCCATTCTTTTCTTGTGTCTTTTAAACGATACCTAAAACCTGACCTATCTGATATTCTATAAGCATATTTCCCACTAGCAAAAGGCATTATCCAACCTTATAATAATCAAGTTTAGGTGTTACATTAAATGCTGATCTATCTCTATCTTCAGCCATTGCTCTTTCAAACTCTTCTTCATAAACTGTTTTTAGCAATTGTATTCTATCAGGAGCTCTTTTCATAGCTATATAATAAGCTAATCCAGCCGTTAGACAAGGTATAAATCTAAAAGGGACTTCCATAGTATTTACTTGAGTATCAGCGTCTTGTATGCGTGTTAAAGCGTCATACACGATTACATCTGTACTGTTTTCAGGTGTTGGGTATAACTTTAAATTAGGTGTTATCTGTCTATCTAAAAAGTATTGCGTTGGTCTTCCTGTAGATGTTTTATTTGGAAGATTTATAAAGGTATCTCTACTAATTCTTGTCATGCTAAAGTCTGTGCCGCTTCTTCTTACAACTAAAGATAATACATCTATTACATCACTTGATAGACTATATTCTGAATCATTAGCTGTTAAAGCTTGAGTTCTTTGTTCAATAGTCCATTGATTAAGGCCACGATTTGCCCACTCCGCAAGCATAATATTCATAGATCGCCTAGCAGTTTGCAAATCATAAGCAGTTTTAGCTTCTAAGCCACATCTCTCAAAAGCCTCTTCAATGTACTCAGCTACATCTAAATTAAAGTCAGTAGAGCTTGAAGTTGTCATTAGGCTTTACCACCTTTTTTCATTTTTTTTGCCATGCCACCACCTCTCATCTTTTTGACTTTGCCACCTCCCATCATTTTTTTAGCAGTATTTTTTAATTGATCGCCCATAGCCATCATTTTTCTTGGACTCATTGCCATGCTTCACTCCTTTTAAGCTTGTTATAGTATTGCTGTCTTTGCTCATAAATATCTTCAACATTGTACTCATTATAATATTTATCATAATAACCAAGTTTCTTCAATTTATTTGCACTTTCTTGTAGTTTTGTTAATCGTTGTACGAAAATCAAAGCATATTCTTCCTTAACAATATTTGCAAATGTACCATCATCAATAAGTTCATTTACATCATCGTTAGGGTGAAATCCCATTAACCAAATATCTTTTTGTTTATATTTACCTTGTTGAATTAATTCATTTGTTTTGTTCAAATGAGCATGAAATTTTTCATTATTTTCAAAGCACATATCCACAATAATAATTAAATCTTTATTATCATTAAAATTATTTATTAAAATGTAAATTAATTCATTATTTTTTTTATTTTTAAAAGCAAAACTTACTTTTTTGTCTTTCCATGCTGTTTTAGCAAAAGGGCATGATGGAAGATTATTATAATTTTTGTTTGGCTTTTCTAAAGCAAATCTTGACCATTCACGAATTTCTTCGCAAATTTGATCTTCAAGATTTTTATACTCATCCATAAGCATAATTTATCTTCTTGATATTTTCCAACAAGTGCACATCCATTCTTTTTTTTTGCATTTTAAACATAAATTTATTGGCTCACCTCTTATTACTTCGCCTTTTTTTAGCGGCACAATATGCTTTTTCAGAAAATCCACGAGCTCTGGAACAATTGATTTTCCTTTTCCTCTTGGCACTCCACTTCCTTTTCTGAGGTGGCTTTGACACTTGTTGTGCCATTTGCGACCTCCCCATAACCATTTAAATCAACTTGTGTAAAAATGGCGTTATAACAATTAAAACAGCTAAGCCCCAAACTTTTACGTCTAGCTTATCTAAACTCTTTTCTATTTTTTCATATCGTCTATTACATTCAGATTCATGTTTTTCTAATAATTTTAAAACGTCATTCGCTCTCATTCTAACACTTCCATCTTCTTCTTGCTTGTCTTAATCTGCTATTTGGATTTTTCGCTGCCTTTGGAAACTTTTTCATTTGACCTGCACTTCTTGCGCAAAATGACTTTCTTCTTTTGGCGGCTTTGCTCCCTTTTTTAACTTTACCAGTTACAGCAGTTTTAAGTTTACTGCCTGGATTTTCTCTACGATAACGAGCAACCCCAGCTTTAGTCATTCCCGCTCCACTCTTTGTGGAACGGAAATACTTTTTAGTCTTTGGAGGTTGCTTGTCAGGCTTCCTAGCCATTAGTCATAGCTCTTTTTAACTTGCATAATAATTGTATAGCTATCAGCTGATGTATGACCCACTGTGGTAAACATAATGTCACCTGTTACACCAGAACTTGCTGGATTTGTTAATCCACCAAAACTTGTGTAATCGTGATGTCCACTTTGATTCTCACCTAACTCAATACAGAAATCATCTGTTGAAGCATCAAACAACACTTTAACTTTCATGCCATTACACTGCCACCAAATTTTTTCTATGGTGGCTCTGCTACAAGCCTCTCCTCTAACATTTGTCGCTAGAGCTGAAACATCAACTTTTTTTACTGCATCTTCACCACTTCCATCAGAGATGTTGGTAAACTTAAAGACAGCAGTTTGATGCCCGTCAACTAAAGTTTGTGAGGTAACTGCATCTGCCATGTTAAACTCCTATTAATAAACTGAATATTCTATTTCCAGAGTTCCACGGAAAGCAGTTAAAGCAGTATCACAAGTTGAGCCTGCACCCATATATAAATACTTACTAGCTATTGCAGCATTTATGTTTGGCTCAAAGACATGATATGTACCAGCAGTTGCGTCTAAATCTATGTCTATTTCCGTTACTGAATCTGTCGCAGATATTCTTGGATTAAAAGAAGCCACACCCGCACCAACAATCTCTGTTCCTGATGATATTGCAGCGTTAGTTGCAGTACCAGATGTAGCGCTTAATTGTAAATTTGCTAATGAGTTTGCATCACTTGCGGCAGCAGTAGTAATACCTAAAACTACTTTGTGAATAAAAAACTTACTCGCAGTTACTAGAGCATCTGGATGATCTGTATTTAACTCACCAATCTCAACAAGAACATCATTGTCTGCATAAGTAGTATCTGCCGCATTTGTACTAGCTAGAGATACTGCAAATGTTTGAATTTTTCTTGTTCCTAAAGAAATTAGTTGTCCAGTTGAATTAATAGAAAAACCAGTTTCTGTTATTGCACCAGTAGTGCTACTTTCATTGATTACATTAAATCCGCCCTTTGATCGGACTGGACCTGAAAAGGTTGTATTAGCCATGTTAATCTCCTTGTCTTGGCTATTGTCGAAGTTAATTCTTCGTCAAGGTTAATTTAAGTATACACAAAAAAAAGGGGTCTGCATAGACCCCTTAAAAAATATGTGAATATTTTTATGCGGCTCCAGGTGAACCAAAGACAGCACGAGGATCTGAAAAACCAAAGGCATAACGCTCTCTAGCTTTATATCTCATGTTGCCTGTATCAAAATCAGCTTCCATGCTTGTGCTTAATGGCATTCTTTCAAAGTATTTAAATCCATTAGGCGCATCTGTCTTAATGAAAAACGCATCTGTGTCTGTTAAGAAGTGGTTAATTGTATAACCCTCTGGTAACATACCCATATTTTTAATTGCGTTTACATCATTGTCAGAAGTACCAACTCTTAAAGTTGACTCAAGCAGTCTGTCTGCAACAAACTGTAATGCAGGTGGAATAATAAGTTTTGTTCCTCTTAACGCAACAATCATATTTCTCTCATCAACAAAGTTTGAAATGTCAATAAGAGCATTTTCTAATGATGTTTCGTTAAGGTCTGCAGCAGTTGATGGCTCATTTCTAAATGTACCACCACCACCTAATGGGTGGTCTGTTGCACAAAGCTCTTTGCCATCACCGCCTGTGTAACTTGAATCAAACGCATTGTTTAATGTAGCAGCAGCCTTGACTTGCTTTGTATGTGCCATTGATCTTGCTAACGCTTTTGTGTATCTTGCTCCAAGCTGATCATACAAATTATCTTCCATTGCTTCTTCTGTTAATGCAAAAGCTAATGCAATGGTTTCCATTGTATATCTTGAAGTATACACTTCGTTTGCAGTATCAAATTCTACGCCTGCACCTTCTGATTTTACTGAAGCATTTCCAAATCCTGATAACATTACTTCTTCTTCAAAAGCTCTGTCAGAATTTTCTGTTTCATAGATTTCTAAATGCTCTTGATCATAACGATCATATTCCATGCCGAATAAAGCGTTAAGACCAGGTTCTAACTCTTTTACGAGTTGCGCTCTTGATATAGCCATAATCTAATCTCCCTTACGCTAATCCTGCACCCTTAACACCAAAGATGTGGTTTTGAATCACAACTAAGACATTAGTGGCATCTGACCCAACATCACTGTTCTCTGGATCTTGTGATATATCTATCGCTTTGATCGGAAGATTAGTGTTTGTTGCACCTGTTGTTACATCCAACTCTGCACCAGAAATACCAGTTACAGTAGAACCTGAACTTGTATATACGATATCAAAGTTACCTAATAAATCTGCAACTGGAAATGCAGCGTCACATTGAACTTCAAAGATAACATTTGGATCATCTATAATAAAAGCTTCAATATCTGACGCATTTGTACTTGCAGGATAATAATTGGAAAAGGTTTCTTTTCCAGTTGTAGGATCTGTATATCTACAACCATTGAATACACCAACAATTGGTACTGTACCTCCATCAGCGTGTACTTCTACACCGCCTCCAGTGACTTGCATTACCATGTCACCTTGGAAAATAGCAGTTCCGTAATTGGCAGCGATTCTATATCGGCTTTGACCACCAGTGTAGGGAGCTCCCCCTATCATCTTAACTGGTCTCATGCCAAAAGCAGCATCTTGATTTGCCATTTTTAACTCCTAAGTAAGAATTTTATTAACTTTGCCTCTTGCCACCAAAAGCGACTTGAGACTTCCTATCTTTAGATATTGGCATTGCAGGGTTTGACTCTTTCATCAAATCTCTATCAACGGCCTCCATCTGTGTGTTGGTTTTATCCCTAAAATATTGATTTCTTTCATCAACAATTTCTTCGGGAATCCGTGCTAATAAAAGTCCTCCTTGACCAATTACTCCAGCGTTTTTGCCTTCATCAATCACAGGAAAATCTGCATCTGGATAGTCCTCTGCACGCACTAATTCATATCCTTCTCTTTGCCGTTTATGAATATTTGCTTTGTCATCATAATCCATAACTCGTTCTCTAATCCACCTATGCTTATATCCTATAGGCGCTGGTGGAGCATCTAAAACTGATGGTGGTCTCCAAGCTTGTTTTCTTTCCTGTTTTTCACGAGTTGCAGACTCTCGGTTAGCTCTGTCAACCATCTTAGGCTCCTTTCCTGGAATCTATTTTAGCCACCTCTTTAGCGTACTGCTCTAAAGGTATTCTCATTTTTTTAGCAAACGCAACTTGTCCAGGTGTTAGTTCTATTTGCTTTTTCCGCCCATTGTTAGAAACGGCTTTGCCGTTTGCAGGCGCGACAGTCTGGGCGACTTTTCTGTCACTCTGAAACTTTTGTGGAAATTCAACTCTCATTCTCTTGTCTATTTCATTGTAATAATCATCAGTAGATGGGTCAAAGCCATCATTAGCGACTATCTGTTCATGTATAGCTTGAGCTCCTCTTGTCATAACCATATCTTGACCAAACCAAGTGTTTTTATCAAGCCAACCTTGTAACTTGGGATCTATTTCTTGTTTTTGCGGGGTCTGCCTCTTTGGGGTTTCAGATTGTCCCTCATTTTTTTCAGTTCCTTGAGCTTCGGCTCTAAGTTTTTGTATTCTGAGTCTTTCGTTCTCAATAGCGAGTTTAGCCATGAGGTCACTCGCTTCAGACATTTTTTCAGCATCTCCAGCATCAAAAGCCTCCTTATATAATTTTTTTGCTTGTGCGGTTTGAGCTTCAATTCTATTTCCAAATTCAGAAGTGTATCCAGAATTTAATTGAGTAAGTTGTTTTTGCAACTCTTCATTTTTCTTTTTTTGTTCTTCAGCATACTTAAATGCAGCATCCGCTTCTTCTAAAGCTTGTTTTCTTTTAGCTGTTAATACATTAATACGCTTTTTTACATTATCAGAATAATTTTCTAGTTCATCTTCTGTTTGTTCAGAACGAACTTCTGTTCGCTCTTCTTCTTTTTCGTCAACTTTTGAAGCGACTTCTTTTTTTTCTTCTGTCTCTTCAATATCAACAATTACATTTTCTTCAGGAGCTTCTTGCTCTACAATTTTTTCTTGTGCTTCATTCATCATTACCTCCACTATACATAAGAAACATCTGTTGGATCAAGTATTTTCGCTATTATATTATCATCATTTATAAGTCTTAACTCAAGACCTTCCACTTTGAACCTATTTCCAGCATATCTTCCCATTAATACCCACTCTTTCTCAGAACAGTATGCTCCAGTCGGGAATTTATCTGTGTCTTTATAAGCGTCTGGACCCATTTTTACAACATATGCGACCACTGTTGCAAATGATTCTCTATCTCTAGTTGCGTCAGGTATGTATACACCACCTTTTGTTTTTTCTTTTGGATAGTAAGGTATTACTAAAAGTCTGTACCCAGTTGGTTGTGGCAATCTATCAATTACAGATGAATCTATTTTTGATGGATCGTCTTCATTTTTATTGGGTTCTTTTTCTTGACCAAATCCTTTTCCTATGGCTGGTGGAACTGGATTGATTTGTTTTTTTGCCAGCAATCTATCTGGCACGAAAAGTTTTTTACTCATCGTCTATTCCTTTCATCGAGGTTCTAATTTCTTCCTCACACCAAGTCAGTCCTCGTATTTGACCTACTGCAAACCGATAATCTTCCATAGAAGCTATCGAACCATCTGCCAAAGATTGTGTTAATTCATCTCGTCTTTGACGTATGTTTTTTAATAAATTTTGCGCTACCTTCACAGCATCCATCATTTTTCCTTATCTTTAATTTCAACAACTGTCAAGCATACAGGGCAACGATAAACATCTTTCGG